CACCTCAATAATTAAACTGGTCTGACCAGTAGTATAACCTATTATACGTCTGCTTCAAATTCGCGCTCGTCGTAGCGACGCAATTTTATTGGAACACGTCCGCTACTGTCTGCTTTGCCGCGTTCAGTGACAATATAATCACTAATAGCAATATCACTTTCAGATGCGATGATGTAAGTTGAGCCAAGCTGTATTTGATAGCCATCAGCAACGTATGAGTTAAGCGTTTGAGATACTTCAAAGCCAAACTTGTTGCCATCGGTACGCGCTGTTGCGACAACGCTATTGCTGAGCGTGCCACCTTGCTCGACGATATAGACGTAATATGTTTTGCCGACTTCTGGCTCAAACGCTTCACTTGTGGTGAACACGTTGCCATCTTGCGCTAATATCTCGCCGCTTGAAACGTTACTGAATAGCGGGTCAGCCCAACCGACTTTATCGCCAACACCCAACGCTAACGCATCTTCAAGCGCAACATCGGATACTGCAACGCGGCTGTATCGCAATTCACGCACCATCTTGTCACAGCGGTCAGTAGCAACAATTTCATTCTGCGCACCCGCAAGCGTAACTTTTTTGACGCGCTCACCTAAGCCTGTTTCGATTGCCCCCGTCGTTGGATTGATTCTACGCTTAACGTACGCGCTCGCGTTGGTGTCAGGGTCAACCCATTTTAATTCAACTGAGTCGTACTCATTTGAGCGTTGAAGCTTAAATGTCTGAGAGCTTGACGCAGGGGCAAGGTTACGACGGTTAAACAACGCCACGCGCTCTGTGCGTGCTTCATCGCGCACAAAGTAAAACTTGTTGAAGTATTGTATTAAACTGACACGCGCAAGGTTACACGCTGAGCGCGCACGCGCAAGCAAACTGACGTTCTCATCGTCGGTTGAAAAGTCGTACCATCCCAACTCGGGTGTTGAAAGGCTATCTTCAATAGCGAACAGCGTTTGGTAGTCGATGTCGGACAATGGGATGTTCCCACGCTTCACAAGTAGGTACATGACGTACTGAGCAAACGAGCGTGTTGCAGTGAAGTTGCCATCGTCGAACGTACCAGTAACTGGGTCGAATAGCTCAAGCAAACGCTGTCCAACCAAGTTGACTTTATCGCGCTTACCGCCAGATTCTGATTGCGCTTTACGATTTGTGATTAAGTGCGTTTTAAAACCAAAATCAGGGGTGTAGTAACTGACCGCCTCTAAACGCTCAAGCTTAACTAAATCAAATCCTCCAGTGCCTTCTGGTAGTGTGTTTCTGATGATGGACGCTCTGTACCTGCTTGGCGTGATTCCGTCAGCGCTGGTTAGATAATATGTCCTGTACATAGCATTTAGCGTGTTTCCTGCGATTGTCACGTTTTTGCTATAAGTGTTACCCGTAGGGTCGCCATTTACATCCACCTCATGAGCGGCAATGGTTAACTCTATCTCTAAATAATCGCCAGTGTTAGACCTGATGCCTTGAGGCGCAACAACATGAAAACGTATTTCGTCAATCGCATCTCCTTGTAATACCGTACCCTCACCTGATTGCGGCTGTGACACTATACCAGCACACAGACTAGCGGCAGGGCTTACTGGTGTTCCATCAATAACAACATCGGTTACAGAAGCACCAACAGTAATAGATAATATTTCACCGTTTAAGTTTGCAGAGTCTGGACCACATGGCGCAGTAGGATCATCATTTACACTTATTGTGTCACCAACGCCAACGCTTAGTGAGTTGGCTATTCTTTCCCATGCGCTATTACCAACACTGAAAGTTTGCCCGTCCAGCGTTCCGCCAGAAAAAGATTGTTGAAGTGACGGAGAGCCGGGAGGGATAATCTCTTGATTGCTGACGTTACTCGATGCGCGCACATCGGCTAAATCAGGCATCGTATCGTTAGGCTGATAAATCGTAGCAGTTGAGCCTGTTATATCATCAAACAACGTTTCTCCGTCACGAATAAGCGTGCCATCAATATAACCGTAGCCAATGCAAAAAACTTCAACAAACTTCTTGATGTTGTTTTCGTATATGTAATAGCTGTTTTGCACAAAATCAGGGAACACGCGCAGCTTGCCCGAAATATCAGGCACAGCTTGGTCAACACGGAACTCGTTTGAAGCTTCTGATAGCCGGTTGTTTGGGCTAGACTTTGACTGCCCCATGTTATTAGGTATTTCAGGCTCAGGCAGAAATGCGAATGTCGCTACCGCCACAACCGCACCAATAATCAAAGCCTGCGTAAATGGGTCTAAACCCAACGGAGAAACAGCGATAAACACTTGGTCGTTACTGCCGATGTTCGCTTTTGACAGCGCATCGTTGCACTTATCAAGCGACATCGTGCCGCTGTCGGCAATAAGATTGCCGTTTAAATAGGTCTGCAAGCGCCCTTTTGTGTCACCTAAATAATCCCACTTGCTATTAACCAAAAAGTCGAGCAGGTTGCAATCATCGACGCGAACAATATCTTTTGCAGGCTTGGTAATATCAGGCTGTATGACAATCGTTGGCATTATTGATAGCCTCTGTACTGAATGTATTTTACGTAACCGTCTTGCTTGTTATACAAATCCTCTAAGTAATCAAGTTTCCACAAGCAGACTTTTCGCGGATTGTCGGGCGTGCCGACTGAGTGATACGCCTTGCCCGCCAAAACTCGCCCGATATGCACCATGCTCCCGTCTTTGTCATAACAGCAGAATATAGAGCGTTCAGTGCGTGGTTTTACTTCGTAATAATCTTGCATGTCAGACTGTGCGCTTGCGTCTAGCTCACACGCCATACGATTGGTTGCGCTTGGTAGTGTAATGCAATCGATGCACTTGTATGAGTACACAACAGCGCCCCAACAGTCAACGCCGCCATTAACAGGGTCGTCGCTTGCTTGCACCCACGGCAACCCAACCATGCGCTCAATATGCTTGCTTGGACTTTCCATTATGCGTTTCTCCGTAGTCCAGGATAGGTTTCAGTGTCGTAAAGCACCGCGATGTTTCTAGCCGCTTGGTTGACTTGCTCTGCCTGTATAGACACAACGCTGTCATTGATGGTCACTTCTGCACCCTCAAGATACACAACTAACTGAGGTTGACTATAACCTGATAAGTATTGACGGTAGCGCACGTCCAGCCGCTGCGGCCATTGCGTCATCACAGCCTCTAAGTAAGGCTTTGCTTCAAATCCAATCGCACCCATATCGATGTTGAGCATCGCTCCGTTTTCTGATTGCTCAGGCTCAGGCGCAGAGAATGCTACCGCTTGGAATGTCACGACTTCGCCTGCGTTTAATGGTGCGCCCGACTCGATTAGAAAATCTTTATCTTCAACTTGCTCAGTAACAAATCTGCGCGTACCTGCATTGGGATTATGAAACTCAAGCGTTGTATACTTGACTTGGTCGAGCGCTTTTGTGCGATAGAACGCTTTTAATGTTGATTCAGCCATTAGCTTGGAAACTCCACGTTTACAATCCTGTCTAGCTCTGCCATACCGTCAAGTATTGAGCCTTCTTGTGCAACAAGGTATTGTTCCCACTCACTTGACAATGCATCGTATGGCGTTGATACCTCACGCGAGTAAATCTCTGCGCTGTAACTTGTCGTAAGCGCATTTGTGCCAGTAATCTGCGGCGCACGAATAAACTTAACTTCGCGCTCAATCAGTACGCCGTCGCTGTAAACTTCCATGTTGAACGGCTTTAACCCATTGTCGAGTGTAATGCGCACAAAGCGGTCAAGCGCGAACGCCTCGCCCTCTGACAAGTTTTGCCATGTGATTGGGTATCTATCCCATACATCAAACGTGCGTCTACGCTTATAAAGCGGTCCGCTGTCGGGCTCTGACGTTTCAAAGCCCCAATCGCGTGTACGCGAATAACCGCTTTGGCTCGGCGCGGGTAAATTGCTTGGATAGTCAATAGCTGCCATTATCTTGCCTTACCTGTTGCTGTTGTGTTTCGCTCTATGCCTTTAAACACATCGCGGCGTTGGTCTAAGCTCTCCACGACGACACCTAGCACCCATGCTTTATCCTCGTTGCTCCAGCGTGGCTGTTTTGATTTAACCTCGACGCCATTCGCCATGTTGTAAATCTCTGTTTTGAAGTTAGGCGTTGACTGTGCGCCACCTGCCTCTTTCATCAACTGATTAAACGGTGTAACACGACCGTTGCCACCCATGCTTACGACTTCGGGTCCATCTTCGCCGACAAGGTATTGATTTCCTCCGACGACTTGTCCACCTTGACGGCGTGCTCCGTCAAAAGAAATACCTTGTATTGATGACACCAAACCGCCCGCTGCACTTGCGATTGCCGCATAGTTAGCAAACTTCTGTGCAGGTGTTAGTGCGGTGGGGTCGGCAAGCGCTTGCG